CAGGCCAAATAGACCCCCGTCAGGAGGTAGTCGAGGGGCGTAAGCCACCACGGAAGGGGAGCCTTCACCTTGTAGGCTTGCAAGAGGTCTATTCCTCTCATGATGTGCTTGGGGTCTTTCATTGGGGTTGCGTTGTTTGGTTGAGAGGTTTGCACACGTTCAAAGGAGTGACGCCAGAGATAGGCGTGGAGTTGGGCACCCAGCGGTATCCGTACTTGGTGCAGCACGCCTGCGAGCCGAAGTCGGGCGAAGCCTCCGTCGAAGAGTTGAAGAGCACGATGTTAAAGCGGCTTGAATAGCCCGTCGGGGTGTCGGCGCAGTCGGTCTCCGAAAGTTGAATCTTGCGGGCTTTAATCTTGGCGCTTCCGTCGCCGTTGAGGTCGGTAGTCATTGAGAGAATACGCCACCACGCCCCGTTGATATATACCTTCTTATTCCACTTCCACGTGATCACCTCAATGAGCGGGAGCTTCACGGTGCATTCGAGCAGCCGCGACTCCTCCGAATAGAGCTCCCGGATATATCCCTTCCAGTATTTGTAGAAGAGGGTGTTCACGGGGTTGCACTCCTGCGGGATAAAGCTCGCCTCCATCCCGAAGTTCAGATCGTTGTCGGTGATGGTGGGATAGTCCGCCGAGTACGGAGAGAAAAGAGGGAAGTATGTAGAAGGCCCAACGGTGGTTCCTGCGTCGTTTCTAATATACCACTCCCCAAACGTCGTAACCGTTCCTCCCCAATATGCGAGCATGGGCAAAGGCTTGCCTACTGCGCTGCCGTCGGACTGAAGGCTGCGATGGATAGGAAAACCTGACCCGGGGATGAGGGAGATGATGTAGTTTCCGACTTGGGTTTGGATGGACTTCTCGCCCGTGGCGAAGTCGTTGTCGGGATCGAGCACGCGGTATGCGCCATATACCCTGTCGAGGCTTTTCTGTACGGCGTCGCTGATGAAGTCCAACCCCTCCCGATACGTCCAGTCGTAGCGTCGGGCTTGTATGTCGGTGGTGGGATACAGGGAGATCGTCTTGTCGCGGTGTACCCTCTCATCCCAGTTGAGCTCGTCGCCTGTGTCGAAGTAGTCGTCAAAGGGCTCTATGATGAGTTGTCCTTTCAAACCCGACGGGATGAACACGAGGTTGAACATCTTTTGCAACGAGAGCAGGAGGTCGATTTGTTTGAGCTCTGGAAGGTTTTTGCTCATATCCACCGTCTGCCCTGTATAGGGAAGTCCTGCCGTAATTCTGAGCGACGTACCCGCCCCAGAGCCTACCGAGTTTGTGCCGTAGATTACAGCTCCTGTTCCAGCTACCCTTCCACGCAAGTCGAGGTAGTCGCCTGTGGCTAAAGTCACAGAGAATGTTGCCACCCTGTTATATCCTACTCGCGGGTTGCTGGGGATAGAAAGCGATTCCAAGATAGAACCATTTTTGTGTAGCTCGATTACCACCGTTCCCGAAATAGGGAAAGAATAAGAGTACACCACCTCAACCAAATAAGTTCCTCCATACGGCGCGGTGTATCTGTCAAAGCTGTTGTTCCAGTTATCGCCTTCGTCTACGCCTCCCGTTGCGGTGTCGGAAAGATTCAACACCGACAAAGAAGTTGCCGTGTAGTCAGCAGACAAAGCCGCGCGAGCGTCGTCGTTGTACGCTGTGCTACTCAAAGGAACGGCGGAACCATTATACGCTGGGAGGTAGATGTTCCCGAAGTCGGCAGAATCGAAGAAGTCAGAGACGTAGGTGAGGCCCGCGTCGGAGAAGATTTGGTCTACCAACGTCCGAGCACGTACGAAGGGAGTGAGCTCCCCTTGCCATAGTCCGTCGGTGTCCGTCCACGGGGGGTTGTCAGGAAACGACCAGTTGAAGCCTTTGTCGATAAGGCCGTAGATTACCTCGCCAGAGAAGAGCTGTCCCGACCACGAATTCTGGATATTGACAAGGTTAAGCTCGTGATTGTACGCGGAGAGGTCGAGGTCGGAGAGTTGCTTGTCGCCCACAGCTTTGGCGATGTCGAGCGATTCGGCAAAGAATACCACTTCGATGTCTTCGCGGTCGCCCGTCTTCTTCATCCCCTTCACCTGCATATACCCCTCAACGATGGGTGACTCTTTGTCCAAGATGGCAGCCGGAAAACGCTTCTTGAAAAGCGTGGTTCTCAAGTCCCCGTTCTCCGTTCCTTCCGGGATATATCCAGCCTGAAAGATGTCCCCAAAGCGGAAGCGGTTGTTGGCCGTGTTGGGTATGGTGAAGGTCTGCGAGTACGAACCCGCTGGGCTTTGGATATTCTCGATGTCGGAGAACTGGAGCGTGAAGTTGAGGGGCTCGTTGATATAACCCTCCAAGCGGACATACACTCCCGAGGTAAGTCCTGCGCCGAGGGTCAGCATTTCAGGTTGGTCAAGAGTTCAACTTCGCAAGAGATAGGCAGGAGCTTTGAGGCGCTCTGCTCGTGAGCGTAGTTCGTCGTCTTCATGCGGCAGGGATACCACTTGCCGTCGTACCGCACCATGAGGTAGGTCGCTGTCATAGCCGACTTGAAGAGCTCACGCTCCGCGTCAGAGAAGAAGTCCTCCGACAAAGAAAAAGAACGCTTGCCCGTAGACGGGAGGGGCACCCTTTCCGGTTCGTTGCCGTACAATTCAGCACCGAAAGTCAAACCCAACCCCGAGAAGCGGCTTTCAAGGTCGAGGTTTGTGGTGTACGTGTCGCGGCCTCCTACGTCGTAGTTGTCTTTCACCCTTCCGTCAAAACGTAGGATTTCGGCTCCGCCACGCGATCCAATCCAGTACAACTGCGCGGGCTTGTGCTTAATGGGGCGGCAGTCGCGATATACCCGGATGGGTATGCAGTTGTTTGTGGCTCCGTCGTTGGGTGTGATTTGGATGTAGTCCCACGGCTCGGTGGTGAGGTCGTAGGTAGTTGCCCAATTTGCGTTGTCGTTGATGTTAGCCGGGCCGATGGGTATGTGCTGCGCGGCGCTTTCCCAATTTGTAGGCACCGAAGCCAAAGACAAGTTGAGGATGTTTTGTGAGGTGCCGTTGTAGTAGACGGTATAGTTCACCGTGTCCCAGTCGCAGTTCGCGGTGTCCTTGCCCGTGTCGTAGGTGTAGGAGTAGTTCTCCATCTGAAGGAGGGTGGCCGCTCCTTCGTCCTCGGGTGCCATATCGACACGTATATACGTCGTGTCTTCCCTGTCTGTCATCCACCCCTTTTTTGTGGCGCTGTCGGGGAAGTAATCGGAGAAGTCCTGCGACCAGTCCCAGCCTTGGTTGGTGGCGTAATAGATTGGGATGTAGTTGTGGCTTCCTTGCAACGCGCTTTTGACGCCTCCCGTCACGGAGTAGAATTGAAACTGCACCCCGTAGGTATTCTCATAAAAGACCGAGATAGCTTCAACGCTCGGCGTAGGTTTACTTCCTGTTGTGAAAGTCAAATACGGCGCATAGAAACCCTGACTTGAAGCCGTCCACGTCTCCATGTTGAGCGTTGCTTCGTTAGAAGAGGGGATGGTTGAAGCGACGTAAGCCGTGGCAATAGGGTTGGCACCAACCGTCCCGGCCATATTCACGGCGTACATTTCCACGAGCCACGTGTCGATGGTTACAGCCGTGTCCCTCCATCGTAGCTGGGCACGCTGACGCCAAGGGAAAGGGGCTTCTGTTGGAGGGGTGAGAAATTCAAAGGCCATTACTTGGGCTTGATAGTGATGTTTCCTGACTTAAACTCCAACGAGCGGAGCAGGTCTTGAGCGAGGGCTTGGCCGAGTTCGGCTTGGTATTGTGGCACGATGGATTCGAGAGCCACGGTGTAGTAACGCAGCCCTTCGATACCTTTCCTCTTGATGCTTCGAGCGATGAGGAAGGCGGCACTACGGACTCGGTCGCCACCTCGTGGCCCTTTCTTTTTGATGAACCCGCCACCTACGGCTTGCAGGCGGACGGGCTTGTCTTTCATCCATTGCACGATTGAATCAACGTGCTTGCTGCTGGGGTTCTCGTACTTGAACGAATAGGGCGCGTTGCGGTTCTTACGTGTCCCGTTGACGCCCCAATGGATGAACGCCGCATAAGGCAGGGGAGAGCCAAAAGAGACCCTCCCCCCCTTGAGCGAATAGGTCAGGGACTTTTGAAGGCTACGCGAAGCCACCCCGTAGGAGCGGTTCTTGCCAATCTTACGCGAGCCGAGCTCACGCTTGGCTGCGTTGTTGACGTCTTCGGCAAACCTGCCGAGTACCTTCTCAAAGTCCGTCAGGTTCATTTGCTTTTACCGAGGATGATGGCTTGCAAGATGCGCTTTACCAAGTCGACGAAGTTGTCGTCTTTCTCGGTTTCGGTGAGTGCCGTGATCGTGCCAGCGGCGGCGATTACAGCGAGGGCGATTTCAGCCCAGTTTTCAAAAATAAAGTCCATTATTTGGAGGGATTAAGGTTTGCGATTTGTGCTTCGAGAGCTTCGATTGTCTCGCAGAGTTCATTGATTGCCGAGGCGAGGTCGTTGAGGGTGAATAACTCACCTTCGAGTTGTTCGGGTGTAAACTTGGTGTGCATTATGTGAAGGAATAGCAGACGTTGAGAGTGACGTAGAAAGCGGCGTTGCCTGTCACGTTGTAATATCCAAAGGCGAGTTCGTCACCTGCGGCAAATGACCAGCCCGTGGGTGAGAACGTTTCGGTGTAGTTGGACGTGGTGTAGGGTATGGTCTGCTCGTAGGTCGGGGTGGAGGTGATTTGCACCAAGCTCATTTGAGTCGCTTTCCACACTCCGACCTTTACTTGTGTTCCGCCTTGTACGTGGACGCTCACATGGTCGATTTGACCTGCCTTCGGGACGTGCCATATCATATAGTGCTGCCAGTTCCCCGAGTTCCTCATCGTGTTGGTGTACGTGTAGAAGCCGTAGTATTGTGAGGTCGTCGTCGAGGTGAAGCCTGTCATAAAGAATGAACCCGCCCCGTTGAAGCTACCACCTCCACCACCTCCCGAGGCGCTCAGTGTCGTCCCGGTCATGGTGAGGTTGGTTCCAATCGTAGCGTACGTCAGCTTGCTGTCGGAGTCGTCCCAAAAGACGAGCTTGTCGGCTCCTGCATTCTGACTCCCGAGATTCTGCCCTGCCGCCATGCGCAAAACGTCGTTCGCGTTGGCGTTGATTGAAACGTCCGTCGAGTTGTCCGTTCCCGCTGGGTCCACGTTTAAGACGGACTGCATCTCCGCTTGGGTAATTCCCGTGGCGAGCTGTGGCGTACCCGCGTTGTCCTCTACGGCTGGGTTGGCTGGGAGGTCGACGTTGACCCACTTTCCGATACCCGCGTTGTACGCAATGACTTGATTTGAGACGAGGCTTGTGAGGGTTACGTCGTCGAGGTTCTCTACGTCGAGTCCTGAGTCACCTACCGCGTTGAAAATCGTATTAAGAGCCGAGATGGTCGCGGCCTGAGTTGCACCCAAAGGGAGGCTCGTAGTAGCGTCCACGTAATCCGCGAAGGGGATGCCTTTGGCGATCACACGAGAGGAGATTCGCTCGGTGATGGTGACGCCTGTGGTGAGGTACGCGGAAGCAATCAAGTACCCGTTCAGAGGGTAGTAGTCGTTGCCTACTTTCACCGCGCCTGTCGGGGTGGAGTCAATTCTTATCATGTGAAAGTGATTTCAAAGTCGATGCAACGAGCCGTTCCTGCGGAATAGAGACCAGCCGTCTCAAGGAAAATGCCCACGGCCGCGTGCGAGCCTACCACCAAATTCCCGCTAACTACAACCTCAGTTTCTACGTCTACAGGAAGCCCAAATACCGTGTTTGCTATGGGTTGGTTAATATCCCCAAAAACCGGAGAAGAAGAAAAGAACGCTCTCATCCGAAGGTCGATGATGTCATTTACCACCGCAGGAGTGACTCCGAAAGTTGCCGTGAAAGCAATCGACGTCCCCGTGCTCAATCCCGTCACCTGAAGAGAGTTCAGCGTTGCGTTGTACAAGATGGAAAAAGAACCCGCAGGTGTTATGGTAGCGGTGGAAGGATACTCGACCACTTGATATGCGCTTGGATATGTTCCAATGTCTGCGGTCGCTGTTTGGCCCGTCCAAACAACCGAGGCCACCGCGCTCCCTCCCACGACTGTTTTGTTTATCCAGCCCGCTCCGTCGTAATACAGGAGTTGACCCGCCGTGAGTGAGGTTTCCGTCACGTCTCCGAGGTCTCCGATGTTGCCGCCCGTCGCTACGGCAGCGAGCGCGGTTGGTGTAGCCACCCCGGAGGCGTTACCTATCCACGTTTGTCCGTCGGGGATGTTGGGCACGTCGTTAGAGCGCCCTGAGCCGTACACGATACCGCTCCCGGAGGACAGGTGGGACTTGACGACAATGCCGAGGTTCTGGATGAGGTTGGTTCCTGTCGGCTTGGTGTTGGTGTAGCCTCCCGTCTCCCCGACGTAGATGACGTCGCCCGCTGTGAAGGCGGATGTGTCGACGTTCTCAATCAACCCCACCACGATCGCCTCCCCTTCCTCTTCGTCTTCGAGCGTCTCGTTGAGTACGAGCGTGGCGGGCATAGCTGAAGGCGTGTCGGCTCGTGCAGCGATGACTTCTACCTGTTGACCCGCGCTTACGGGCGTGACAGCGTGAACGGGCGTACCCTTTACGAGCTGGCCCCCAGAGACGTTCTTCGCTGTTACGAGGATCCGGGTGGCGTCGGCCACGGCTCCGCTGGCGGCGTCTGTAATCCTGCCGAAAGAGTCCACGGTGATATTCGCTGCCGTATAGCTTCCTGCCGTCACCCCGCTCGTGTCCAAGCTGATGTCGGGCGTCGTGCCTCCCGTACTCGACAAAGGCGCAGTAGCCGTCACCGCACTCACCGCCCCCGCTGCAAAGTCCAAGGTGATTGTACCGTCTCCGTCGTCCGTAAGGGAGCCGTTGGGGACGTTGATGGTAGCCACCGAGAGTACGTCGGGGCTTCCGTCGAGCTCTTTGACGCGGAGCAAGCCACGGGCTTTGTATGCCGTCGCGGGGGTACCCTCAGGCTCCACACCTGAGAGAGGCGCGTTGCATGAGTCGTAGGTGTAAGGAACGGAGATAGCGATGTCGAGCAAGCACCCGGCGAGGGCGTTGCTTTGCGTCTCTTCCAAAGGCGTTACGCTCGCATTGACCAGATCGTAGTGGAACCCAAACTGGAAGATGTTGCCTCCGTTCTGGATGTCTGCGAGGATGTCCTCGGCTACCTGCTCTGCGTCCGAGATGTTCTCCTTTTGATAGCCTACCTTGTCCGCATCCGAAGGGGGCACGGAGAGGATATACACCTCAAGGTTGTACGTTTTGGCTTTGGGGCTGTTGTAGTCGCCCCCGGTGTACACGAGATGCAGGAGGGGGTACTGCTCGAACTTCTCCAAGTCGACATCCGACGGGGAGCCGTACGAAAAGGTCTTGATGAAGTAGTGGTTGTCGCAGAACTCCTGAAACTTGGAGACGATGTTATTGAAGGTGATCATCGGCGCTGGGCTTGCTCTTGCTTGCGTTTGTATTCAAGGTCTTTTAGGAAGGCGAGGTGCGTGAAGACGTGGCCCACCGTGAGGCGAGTGACTGCATCAATTTTGAGAACGTCCTCCCCAGCCAGTGAGTAGAGGGCGGGGTACCATTCCCACTTTGAATAAAACGCATCGCCTCCACCGCCGTCCGAGTCAAAGAGGACTCCAAAGTGCTCCGTAGTTCGCGCTCGGTAGTCCAAAAAAAAAGCAGCGCACCCGCTACCGCAGGGGCGGGCATATCGAGGAAGTGCTCGCTCTTCTCCTGTGCCGTGTACTCGGCGATGGTGTACTTGTCGCCCCACCGCTGGGTGATGGGTCGGTACAGGATGCTCATGGCCTTGTGAGCCGTCGTCCAGAAGTCCTTGGTGTAGGTCTCCATATCAATCCACTCCCCGGCGCTGAAGTTCT